CAAAGTGATTGTGAATGAAAGCGAAGGTAAAAAACCCGAACAATATGTTTTGAAAGATGTCAATCCAAACTTTCAAAATTTAACTGTGACAGCAGTAGCATCCACTGACACATTTGTGGCACATCCGCAGACTGGTGGACCCAGCGGCAGTTATGTACAACCACAAGTTCCCCACTCGGGTGGATCAAGATTTAGCCATGCACAAAATGAAGCAGTAATTAATGCAGAACATGTAGTACATTTGAGTTTAACTGAAGGTCTAGATGTTTATTGGCCGTTTGGTACTAGTGTACTAGAAAACGTTTTTAAAGTGTTCAAGCAAAAAGAATTGCTAGAAGATGCTATCATTATCTACCGTGTGCAACGTGCTCCGGAACGTAGAATATTTAAAATTGATGTAGGTAACATGCCCAGTCACATGGCAATGGCCTATGTAGAGCGTGTTAAAAACGAAGTTTGGCAACGACGTATTCCTACACAGACCGGCGGCGGTGTTAACATGATGGATGCCACATACAATCCATTGAGTACCAACGAAGATTACTTTTTCCCCCAGACTGCAGATGGCCGAGGCAGCAGTGTTGAGACCTTGCAAGGTGGACAAAACCTAGGTGAAATTACCGACTTGCGTTTTTTTACTAACAAGTTATTCCGCGGACTACGTATTCCGGCCAGCTACTTGCCTACCGGTATCGATGACGGGACACAGACCGTCAGTGACGGCAAAGTAGGCACAGCCTTGATCCAGGAATGGCGTTTTAATCAGTATTGTAAACGACTACAACGCATGATAGCGACAAAATTAAATGCAGAGTTTAAATTGTTTATGCGCTGGCGCGGCATCAACATTGACAATCAACTGTTTGATTTAGTATTCGAAGAACCACAAAACTTTGCACAATATCGCCAGGCCGAAATCGATGCAGCTAGAATAGCCACATTTACACAACTAGAGCCAATTCCGTATCTTTCTAAACGTTTCTTAATGAGCCGTTATCTGGGACTAAGCGAAATGGAAATGAAAGAAAACGAAATGATGTGGAAGGAAGAACAAGGCAAGACAGAAGAAGCTGCCGCAGCAGAGCAACCTAATTTACGTGCCGTGGGTATTACCCCAGGCGGCATTGCCGGCGACTTGGAAAACGTTGAGATGCCGGCCAGCGGCGAAGCCGGAGCAGCACCCGGGGGCGAAGCAGCAGCCGGAGCAGGGGCGCCTGCAACAGCCGGAGCACCCGCAGCAGCACCCGCAGCGCCGGTAACAATTTAAACAATTTGGTTAAATAATAACATGTATCTCACTGAAATTTACGACCAAATCCCTGAACTATATCATTCCGAAAAGGATGATAATACCCCTCTCAAATTAAAAGATCTACGTAAAACCAGACTTACATTAGCACATATAAACAAGCTAAGAATGGCAAATGATATACGTAAATTTGAAAAAGAAGAAGAAGTTAAACAGATAACAGATCAATATAAACCCGCTGCTCCTGAAGCTGGCGGAGTGCCTCCTTTGTAATGTATTTGTAAAATACGTCAAAAAACACCCATTTAACCCCTAAATATACGTAGTTTTGTAAATAACTATTACAAAGCCTATTATTTTAAGGAGTTCCTATGAACAAGTATGAAAAGCTAATTGAACACATTATTAACGACGAAGAAGACAAGGCACGTGCCTTGTTCCATGAAATCGTTGTTGAAAAATCACGCGACATCTATGAAAGCCTAATGGACCAAGAAGAAGATATGTCTGAAATGGTTGGTGGCGATCAAGTTGAAGGTATGATGGACGAAATCCAAACTGACGAATCTGGACTACCAGAAGACGAAGAAATGGATATGGACATGGACGACGAAGAAATCGGTACCGATGATGACATGGGTATGGATGCGGACATGGGTGCAGGCGACGACATGGGCGGTGATGACATGGGCGACGAAGGCGATCTAGAGCAAAAAGTCATGGATTTAGCTGATGAACTAGAAGCATTAAAAGCTGAATTTGAAGAAAGAATGGGCGGTGATGACATGAGCGCAGACGACGAAATGATGCCTATGGCTGAAGCAGAAGAAGAGGAAGAAGAAGTCACTGAATCTGCTGAAGAAGAGGAAGAAGAAGTCACTGAATCTGAAGAAGAGGAAGAAGAGGAAGAAGAGGAAGAGGAAGAAGTCACCGAATCTCGTAAGTCTGGCTACAAGAGCGAAGTAGACTTGATGCGTGAATACGTAGAAAAAGTAACTACGCCTAGCAACAGCAGCGAAGGTCACGAAGTTGGTAAAGGTGGTAGTGTTTCTGTAAACAAGAAAAGCATCACTGACAACATGAAAAACGACATGGGCGGAACTACTTCTAATATCGTAAAAGGCGGCACAGAAGCTGACGCTAACGGACAAAGTCCAAAAGGCAAAGCAGGTGGATTCCTAAAAGCTCCACAAGAAATTGATGTAGCAAAACGCAATGTTAACAAGCCAGGCGGCAACAAAGGCGCACAAAACTGGTATAGCAACAAAGCATCTGCAAAATCTGCAGAAGGTAGTACAACTGACGGAAGCATGTCTGTAGCTAAAGACAGCATCCTAAAGCGTATTAATTAATAGGGCACAATAATGGCTTTGTACCTACGCGAGAATCTAACATTTGACCGTGCTAACATCGAGGTGTTAACCGAAGATGCAGCAAACGGAAATGGAAAGAATCTCTATATGAAAGGGATATTCATCGAGGGAGGCGTTAAAAACGCTAACCAACGTGTTTATCCCGTTCACGAAATCGAAAAAGCCGTAACTACTATTAATGAACAAATTACCGGTGGTAATAGTGTACTAGGCGAAGTTGATCATCCAGATGACTTAAAAATCAATCTTGATCGTGTGAGTCACATGATTGAGAAAATGTGGATGGACGGCCCTGCAGGCTTTGGTAAGTTAAAAATATTACCAACACCAATGGGTAACTTGGTACAAGCTATGCTTACTAGTGGAGTAAAACTAGGCGTTAGCAGTCGTGGAAGCGGCAATGTTAACGACAGCAACGGACACGTAAGCGATTTTGAAATCATTACAGTAGATATTGTAGCACAACCTTCAGCACCAAACGCTTATCCTAAAGCAATTTACGAAAGCTTAATGAATATGCGTCACGGCCATAGAGTTTTAGATATGGCCAAAGACGCCGGCACCGATCAACGAGTACAGAAGTACCTGAAAGAGGAAGTGGTGCGCCTAATCAAAGACTTGAAACTATAAGGAGAGTCGTAATGACACTAGAAGCATTAAAACCATTGTTAGATAGTGGGATCATTAATGAAGACACTCGCCAAGCTATTAGTGAAGCATGGGAAACCAAGCTGAACGAAGCACGTGAACAAGTACGTGCAGAGCTACGTGAGGAATTCGCTGAACGCTATCAACATGATAAACAAGTAATGGTTGAAGCTCTAGACAAAATGGTAACTGAATCTCTAAGTGCAGAACTCGCAGAGTTCCACACAGAGAAGCAGGCTCTTGCAGAAGATCGTGTGAAGTTTAAAGTTCACATGACAGAAAGTGCTAAGAAGTTTAATAATTTCATGGTTGGTAAACTGGCCGAAGAAATCAAAGAACTACGTGCTGATCGTAAAGTATACGAAAACAGTATTGGCAAACTGGAAAAGTTTGTTATCAAAGCATTAGCTGAAGAAATTCAAGAGTTTGAACAAGACAAACGTGCAGTAGTTGAAACTAAAGTTCAACTAGTAGCAGGTGCAAAGCAGAAACTTGCTGAACTACAACAGCAATTTATTTCTCGCAGCGCAGCTCTTGTTAAAGAATCAGTTGGCAATAAACTAGAGACAGAACTAACGCAACTAAAAGAAGATATCCACTATGCTCGCGAGAACATGTTTGGACGTCGACTATTTGAAGCGTTTGCTAGCGAGTTTGCAGTTACTCATTTAAATGAGAACAAAGAAATTCGCAAATTGCAAACAATAATCAATGAAAAGAATCAAAAACTCAAAGAAGCACATAGAGTTGTTGAGAAAGCATCAGTGATTGTTGAAAGCAAAGACAAAGAGCTACGTATTATTAAGGAAACAACAGAACGCAAAGAAACAATGGCCAAACTGTTGAAACCTTTGAATACAGAGAAAGCGGCTATTATGACCGAACTTCTCGAATCAGTGCAGACTCTAAAGTTACAGTCCGCATTTGATAAGTATCTTCCAGCAGTTCTAAATAACAGCACAGTAAAGAAAACTGAAAAGCCAGTATTGACTGAGTCTGTTAAAGAAGTGACCGGAGATAAATCTGCTAAGAAAAACGCAGCAGTTGTAACAGAAGCCGAAACTAACGTGATTGAACTGAAGCGTTTAGCAGGGCTAAGATAAGTAACTAACCTCATAAGGAAAAAGAAATGACACAAGCACTACTAGAAAGCCGTTGGGGCGAGACTAAAGATGCCCTGTTGGAAGGCCTAAATGGTTCCAAGCGAACCACAATGAGTGTAATTTTAGAAAACACTCGCAAGCACTTAATGGAAAATGCAACAGCTGGTGCAACACAAGCCGGTAACGTAGCTACACTTAATCGTGTAATTCTACCAGTTATCCGTCGTGTAATGCCAACAGTTATTGCAAACGAAATCGTTGGCGTTCAGCCAATGACCGGTCCAGTAGCACAAATCCATACTCTACGTGTTCGTTACGCTGACACAGTTAGCGCAACAACTACAGCAGATGGAGCAACTGCAGGCGATGAGGCACTAAGCCCATTCCGTATTGCAACTGCATACTCTGGTAACAGCGCAACTAGCAAAGCTAGCAACACAGCTACCCTAGAAGGCGTACCAGGAAATCGTATCAACGTTCAGATCTTAAAACAGGTCGTAGAAGCCAAGACCCGTAAATTAAGCGCACGTTGGACATTTGAAGCAGCGCAAGATGCACAAGCTATGCATGGTTTAGATGTTGAAGCAGAAATTATGGCTGCTCTAGCACAAGAAATCACAGTTGAGATTGATCAGGAAATCCTAGCATCTCTACGTAGCCTAGCAGCAACTGAGTTCACATTCAACCAAGCTACCGTTAGCGGTACAGCTACATTCGTTGGTGATGAGCACGCCGCTTTAGCAGTATTGATCAACCGTGCAGCAAACTTGATCGCTCAGCGTACACGTCGTGGCGCAGGTAACTGGGCAGTTGTAAGTCCACAGACTTTAACTGTTCTACAGAGCGCAACAACTAGTGCATTTGCACGTACAACTGAAGGTACATTTGAAGCACCTACAAACACCAAGTTTGTTGGTACATTAAATGGCGCAATGCGTATCTATGTTGATACATATGCTAGCGACACAACTCCAGTTCTAGTTGGTTACAAAGGTTCGTCAGAAGCAGACGCAGCAGCGTTCTACTGCCCATACGTTCCTCTAATGAGTTCTGGCGTTGTTCTAGATCCAGCTACTTTTGAACCAGTAGTTGGCTTTATGACACGTTATGGCTACGTTGAGTTAACCAACACAGCTTCTTCTCTAGGTAATGCTGGTGATTACCTTGCAGAAATCGCTGTAAGCAACCTATCATTCCAATAATCTTAGGATTAGGAATCGTACAAAAAGCCCCATTAATGGGGCTTTTTTGTTTTATAGATAAATATCTTTATATATTTTTTTGGAGAAGAATTATGCCAAGTTTAGTTGGATCAAC